AGGTAGTGGTTGAAAGTTCCAAGATTGACCATTTCTAACACGTTCTTTTGCCGCTTCATACTCTGATGTAGTTCCATTATAAGAACCTGGACCAAAGATTAGACCTATGCCAACAACACCTTTACTAAATAAAAGTTGTCCCTCATCATCTAAAGGATTTTCACTTTTATACACTTTACCAAGAACATGCTTTGCGGCATTAAATCCAGTGTAGTCTCCAACCATAGCAGTAACAGTGTTAAAAAATCTACCAAATGGAATTAAGAAACCACCACCAGGTGAGTTAGAAAACCTTTCAATATATTTAGCCATTTCTAAAAATGGTCCACTACCTTTTTCAGTAATCCAAGAAAAAGAATAAGTTTCTTTCTTAGCCCTTTTAACTGCAGGTTCTTGAACCTCTTTTAAAAACTTAGGGCTAAACATCTCTACATAGGCATCTTCTCTTGCCATAAATTTATTAAAACTTACACCATAGACTTTCATTATGTTTTGATCTAAAGTACTCATAAACGAAATCATTTTTGTAACTTCGTCTTGAAGTTTTACACCTGCTGCTGCTTGAATAGCACTAACTGTTTTTTCACTAGCTTGATTTATTTTAGATTTTGGATCTAAGTTTAACCTATTTAAAATATCTTTAGACTCTACACCACCAGATACTTCAGAAAGTAAATCTTCTGCTACTTCAGGTTTAAATTTTAAATAGTTTAATCCTTGTTCTATCGTAGCATCAAAGTCAAGGACGTTATAGCCACGTCTAACAGCTCCTAGTATAGATCCTTTTGCTTCTATACCACGACCCTGTAAGCCTAGCACAGCACCTAGAACAACATCAGAAAGGTTGTTTAAACCAGTTGTATAGGCCCAACCTTTTATGTTAAGTCCTGTAGTACTTGGGTGAGATGTTAGTAGACGTTTCCATACAGACTGTATATACTTTACCCTATCTGCAGTTGTTGCATTATCATCATCCACCTCTTTACTAGTTTTGTGAAGATCAAGTAAATCTTTTGCAGTAATATTATCTATATCTTTATTTAATATATCTTGTGCAGCTTTCCTATTAAACATAGTTTTACCTGAAAACCTAGATCTATTAATAAACCAGTCACCCAGTTTTTCTGGTGTTTTAATATTAAATATACCTGCTGATTTTAAATCTTTAGTTTTAAATTTATCTTTAAAAGCTTTTGTATAAGCATTTAAAGTATCTTCAGTTACAGTCTCTTTTATAGCATCGGCAATAAAATTAGATACAGTGTCATCTTTACCTCTAGGCACATAAACAAAACCTGCCTCTGCCATACTATAGATAAAACCTTTTTGAGTTATACCTTTTTCAGGTTTACCAAATAAAAATATAGATTCAAATAAATCTTCAAGAGCACTTGGTGATCCATCAATATCAGACTTAACTACCTCTTTAGCAGCAGCTTCTCTAGCCACTGACCAAGGTAGATATGTATCCATATTATCTTCAAAGTCTTTAAAAGTTTTTCTTAAATCTTTGTTTACTTTTTCAATACCGCCTTCAATATTAACTTTAGCAATAACTTCAGACATTATTGTATCTTTATCTTTATTACCAAACTTAGACATTACATCTGTGTAGTTTTTAAAGTTCAATCCTTTAGACATAGCTTTTGTACCTGCCTTAGTAGTAGCTACGAGACCAGGTATTACTATCACACCTAATGCAGCTCCTGCAGACTGAGGTAAACTTTTATGATCTTGTACACCACTGCCAATACGAAGCCCCTGATACAGTTGATCAGTGCCTACAGCAATAGCTGCATCGGTAGACATACCTGCTATAACTGGCGGTAGATTTTTTTTAAGTCCTGCATTTCTAAAAGACTTTTTTAATACTTTCTTTTCTAATTGTTTAGCTGCTTCTTTTGACATACCTCTTGCTAGAGCATTTTTACCTGCCTCTTTAGCAGCATGACGCAACGCCATTGTTGCACCCTTTGCACTAGCTTTAGTAAATAATCTACCTACACCTAAACCAAGAGGTGTACTTGGGTCCCAGACACCTGCACGTACATAATCTCTAACACCATCAAAAAATTCAGGCCAAGTTACATTATCATCAAATATCTCAGGCATCTTACCCATGATCTCAAAAGATGCACCCATTAATGCTCTTTGTTGATCATCGGCTGTAGCAAACCATGCGACATCATTACCAGTTGTAACTGTTTGACCACCTGCAAGTGACCTCATCCAGTTTTGCCACTCTTGTATTAGATCTTTATCTGAGATGTCTCTGTCATACTTTTCATCAAAACTAAACTTATTACGAGTCTCTTCACTATATCGAGCCTTCATAATGTTTCTTATACCCTCAACTAGATTAGGGTTGTTTAGTATTTCTGTTTCAGTAAGCTCACCCTGTTCAATATTATTAAGCTCGTTGATAATACTAAAAGCTTCATAATTTTCTTGAGGATCTACGTTAGGTACTTCAGAGACTAGATCGGCTTGAAAACCGAAACCTTCTTTAGCTTCAGTTGATTTTACAACGTCTCCTAGTAAGCCTATGCCTTCAACCATTATTAACTCCCGAATATTAAATCAATCTGACTTTGATTAACTCTTAACATGCTATTACCCATTTGATAGGTATCTCCAAGTTGAAGTAAACCAGATCTTATCGCCCTTGCGACTAACTCATGACCTTGATCAGTCTCAGGAAAAATTAATCCTCTATTTATCATGAAGTTTAAATTTCTGTACTGTGGAGAACTTTCCATAAGTTTAATAGCAATCTCTGGTCCAGCTATTTGTATAGCTTTTGTGTAGTCTTTATTCTTTAAAGCTTCTTGTGCTTGTTCTAATACATCAGATCTTTCTTGTACATCAACAGGAACAGAACCTTCTGTTTTAGTTATTTGATCGTCTACCTGATCTTTCTCTGAAGCTATTACAGGTGCTAATAAATCAGGAAGTAATTTGTTAAAAGATGATGCTTCTCCAGCATCTATTGGTTTAGGTGCTTTTTTAATACTATATGAAATACCTATATCAGATGTTTCAGGAGTCTCTAGCATTTCTCTCAAAGTTACTCCACCAATTTCACTATTAAGATCTTCTTCAGATAATTTAAACATATCTTTATATAAATCTGCTAAATCAAGATCAGGGTTATTTTCAGCCTCTACTCTACTTATATCTAATTCACTTTCTAACATATCTGGTGTGTATGTCATATTTAATTCTGCATATGCATCACGATTAGCATAAGCGTCATTTTTTATTTTTTGAATAGTCTCAAGACTTGCCCCACTTAGTTCATCTAATATAGGACTGTTTTCAGGTAAAATTTTTGATAGGGCTAAAAGTTCAGCAGCCACTTGAGTAGAATTATCAGTTAAACTTTTTTTATTTTTTAAATAATTTTCAAGAGCAGATGCTCTTACATTAAGAATTCTTTCTTGTCTTTTTTCTTCTCTTTTTCTATTGGCTTCCATTAAATTAAGAGCGCCTTGTGCATGAAATTTAAATGCCATTACCCTACCCTCGCCATTAATCCAGTTTTTTGAGGTTCTTCCATAACCATACTAGGTTCTTCTGTTTCTTCCATAGCCATGTCAACTGGCTCTTCTTTAGTGTCATCCAATTCTTTCATCATCTTTTTAGCCATAGCCGCATTTCTTCTATAGGACAGTGCTTGTTTACCTTGCTTATCCTCAAATCCCTCATCGTACTCTACACCTGCAGCATCAGCAAAACCTTTTATATACTCATGAACTACAGGAGCGATAATAAGACTTACATCAATACTATGAATACCTTCCATAACAGCACTACGTAATACCCCTTGAACTAAAGTCTGTAAGTCCACACCAGCTTCTAAAAAATACATTGCATCTTCTAAAGCACCTTCTTTAGAAAGATTATCTAAGTGTACATCTAATGCTTCTATGGGATCAACTATCTCAGGAGGTCTTTCATAAGCCTGACTTCTAGGTTCTACCGTTAGAGATTGACCTGGTATTGGTCTATCAGTTATCTTCATCAGTTAGACTCCTTTGTTCATTATACCTTTGTAAAATATCTTTAGCAGCTTTAACTCTTTCACTCATTTTAGCATATTTTTCATCTGGAATCAAATAGTTTTTTGACACTATTTTAGTAGCATCTGTTATATTAGATACACCCTCTAATTTTTTTAAGACCCTACTCTCTGTTGTATCTAACTCTTCTTTTAAAAAGCCATAATTTGCTTCGTAAGATCCTGTAGAAAAACCTCTTTCTTTTGCAAAATTTTCAAAGTTAGTCCTTCTTTTATTTTTTGCAGATGTATCTGTCCATTGAGCAAAACCTAATCCACCTTTAGAGCCTTTTACTATTGGTCTTATTTCTTGCATAAATTTAAAACCACCTGTTTCATGCCAAAGATTGCCAACAAATCCTGCAGCTACTTCTGTACTCATACCATAATCTGCTTTTAAATCATCTATTAACTTAAAAGAAGTATCGTAAGCACTATCTACACTTACACCAGAACTTTTAGAAAATGCAGCTGAACTTAACTGCTTTTTTAATGTTTCATTATTTTCTCTAACTTGTAAAAACTTTTCATACAATCTGTTATTTAAAATTGAAACTGAATCAGAGTCACCACCACTTTTGTCATCTAACATAGAAACATCTATAGGTGCCATATAACCTCTAGATTGGGATGCTTGTTTCGATGCTTTTACAGCTGCTTCACCCCCCTGTTTTACAAGTTCAACCAAATTTTCATAGTTTGGTCTATAATTATAACTCATTTTAATATACCCTTCTAATCTTAAAAGTTTTTAACTAAAGTTAATCTCCAAAAAGACCGCCACCTTTACCTAAATTTGGAAATAGTAAACTAAAACCAAATTGAGTATTTGCTATATCTTTTTCACTATCTAATTGTAGCCTAATAGACTCTAATTCTTTATCTCCAAGGATAATTTGAAGTGCCCTATCCATTTCTGATTCACTAGCTACAAATGCATTACTCATTATATCACGTTCTCTTTGCCAAATTTCATCTAAGTTTTTAGCTGATAAAGCATTTATGGTTTTAGCAAAGTCCATATTACTTTCGTTTTGAGCAGCAGTATTTAGAGTTGCAATACTCTGTCTCCACTTAGCATTAGCCTGTGCTATAACTAAACCATTTTGAGCATTAAATATATCTCTTGCGTTTTGCATCTCAGAATTAAACTGTCTCATAGCATTAGTACTATTTAAATTAAACTGATCCATAGTATTAATTTGAGAAGCATTAAATTGAGATACTGCAGCAGATAGATTAGCAAAGAATTGGTTACTTTGATTTTCACTTGTAGCATTAAATTGAGATGCAGCAAACTCTTGAGCTGAATCATTAAGTATAGCAGCAATATTCTGCTGAGTTTTAAATACCTCAGTTTGTTGTTTGTTAGTTAAGTTAGCCATGTCCATTTGTAAAAAGTTTCTGGCATTTTCAACTTGAGCTGATTGTAGGTTATTTAAACTAGTTAATTCTAGATTAGCTAAAGCAGCAGCTTCAGACATAAGTAACGCTTGCTTATTACTTAAATTTGTAAGCTCCATAGTGTTTGCAGCTCTAGAGTTTTCTAAAGCTATTTGTTGATCTGCTGTAAAGTTCATATTAGCTATTTCAGAAACTTTAGCTGCATTTATAACTTTAGCTTGAAATGCTTGATCAAACTCCATACCTAAGAATCTAGCTCTTTGCTCTGCTTTAACTAAAGCCATCTGCTGTTTGTTACCTGCATCAATCTGAGCAATAGGTAATGCGGCCTCCATAGCTGCTTGTATAACAGCTTGACCTGCAAGAGATGAAGCACCAAGACCTCTAGCTGCAAGCATCTGTGTAGCTCGTCTCATAGACCCTGCAGCCCAAGCAGGTGTATCACCACCTTCAAACTGCGACATAAGACCTGCTAACTCGTCTTGTACAGATGCAGCTTGTACTTCACCAGTACCAAAAGCTTCTCCAACTTTTGCTTGATCTACAGCTGCCCCACTGACTAACTCTCCAATTCCTCCCATAGTTTGATCTAAGGTTCTTCTAGGAACACCAGCTTCTCCAGCAACTTCTTGTACAGTTTTAGCTGTACCAGTTTCAGCAGTTAAATCTGCTAAGTTAGTTGTGTAGTCTTCTTGACCTGTTACACCTTTTGTTAAATCTTTTAAAGTTTGAGCTGTTAAAGCATCCGTTTCTTTTTTAACATCTGGTTTAGTAGGATCAACTTGAGCTTCTCTTACAGGAGCCATAATAGGTTGACCTGCAACCTCAGTTGTACCTGCAGTAGCAACTTCAGCAAGAGGAGCTTGAGGTACAGTCATTCCTGCATCTACTGGTATAAAATCCCCTGAAGTTGGTATAATACCAGCTATACCAGCTTGTATTGGTTGCATAGTTTGACCAACAAGACCTTGACTCATAGCTTTAAACTGTTGTTCATTTATACCTGCAGGTTGACCTGTTGAACCTTGATCTCCTCCACCTGTAGAATCCCAAGATGTTCCATTCCAAGTATATGTAATCCCTGTCATAGGATCTGTAGCTGTTTCACCTACTGTAGTTCCTGGACCAAAAGTAGTGTATGCAGGAATACCACCAAAAGAAGGTTGTCCAGATCCTCCTGCAGCTTTAAGAAGTTTTTCTTCTTGTGGATTTACATAAGCAAGTCTATGAGGTTGTCCTGCTATATTAGCTTGATTAGGCACTATTGTACCTTCTGCAGCACCCATACGCATACCGCCCATGTTTGTCATAGCTTGTCGATATTTACCCATACGTGCTGCTGCAGCAGGATTAGCTTGTAAGAAATTATCAAGTTGTTGTGGAGGTCCATCAAATCCTAAAAATTTTCTAGCTAATGTAACATCACCACCTTCATACATACCTATAGCTTGAGCAGTTGAACTTTTAGCAAACTTTCTTGTAAAACCTGGAGGTACATTTGTAATTGGTTTACCATTAAATTCTGTTACCATTATCTCTTGAGTAGTTAGCCTATTTATATAAGGAACTTGTTGATAACCTACAGAGATGTACTCACCTGTTCCTGGAGCATTAGTTATTAAATTTTCTGGTACAGCACCTTGAGTTCCTGCATAATGTGTCTTATAAGTTATTTGATCAGGAACTGCAGATAACCCTGCGGTTTGAAGTGGCTGTTTAAATGTTCCAGTTACAGGAGCTTGTGGAGCTACATTACCTGGAACATAACTTGTTGTAGGAGATGTAATTGAAGTGGTCATATCTTCAACAGTTGGTGTAACATAAGTACTACCAGTAGTTGTTGCTGTAGTATCTACTCCACCCCCACCATATGTAACTGGTGCAACATCTTGAACTACTGTTTGAGGAGTGTTAGGATCTATCGGAGCTACTTCACCTGCACCTATTTCTATTACTTCTGTAGAAGGTATTGTAGAGGTAAAATTTTCTCCTGATACAACTTCTGGCTCTACAGGCTCCACTGGATCTACAGGATCTACAGGATCTATTGGATCAACAGGGTCTACTGGTTCTATAAATGGAGTTATATCAGTATCTACATCAGTATCTACATCAGTATCTACATCAGTATCTTCAGGTTCACTTAAATCTAGTGTTGCTTTTAAATCTTCAAAAGCTCCAAGAACTCTATTTATATTAGTATTTTTCTTACCCTTTCTTTTAGGTGGAGTTACTACCCTTTCGATAGTTCCATCAGCACTTATTTTATTAATAAAACTAGAGTTTTTACCAGATACAGCTACATATTGATCACCATTTGCATCTGTAACACTGTCATAAACAGCATATCCACTTCCTTCATTAAATCTTTCAAGATCTATTTCTGTTCCTGCTTTTCCATCTTTATAAAGAATGGGAGTTTCTGTAGTAGCTTTATCAAAGTCACCAGACTTTTGAAGGTCTGCTCTAGCTTTTGCAGCTTCTGCTGCTGCAATCTCTCGTGCTCTTTCTCTAGCGTTAGGATTATTATCTTTAGCTAAATCTCGTGCTGTTTTAGCTGCTGATGATAAAAGTGCTGCTCTTGTCTCATCCCTTGGCTTTGGTTTTTTTGAATCTATTGCCATATCTTATTCCTTATTTACCCATTGTCATCCACACTGCACCTGCAATAAATGTTAGCAGTGCGACAGTGGCTAATTTAACTACAGTTGACCAGATAGATTTACGAGTATCTCTCCAAGCCTCCAGTAAACTTCTCATTTCTATAATATCTTTTTGTGCGTCATCATCAAGTAAACCAATAGAACGTAGTGCTTCTTTAGCACCTCGTCTAGCTGAGTTGTCTAGCATCTCTTCTAGTTCTTCTACTGTGAGTTTGATGTCAGCCATATTAAATTACCTATGGCTTAGTAGGCCAGTCATCATCTTCTAGATGAGGCCAGTTAGAATGTGTTGGTAAATCTCGTAATGCAGTACGATATGAAGTTTGTTCAGATGACATAGTACGATCAGATACTGCCCACCAATCTGTTTCTTTTAAAAGATTATTACGAGTTGTTCTATTAGTATCTGCAGCACCATCGTCTAAAATTTTTTGATATGCAGCTTCTTGTTCAGATTTTGTGCCTAACTCACTGTCATCAGAAAACATGTCCACTATTTTCCAAGCCTGAATCCAGTTTTTCTTTTCGTCTTGCTCTACACCGTTTCTTATAACATGTTGATACTCGCCAATACCTGATGTTGGTTTTGGTGCTTCAAGTACAGGGTCTACATTTAATGCATCATGCACATTACTGTTCCATACTCTAGGCATAGACATATTGGGATTGTCACGCCTAAGTTCACCTTGCGTTTTTATTTCGCCTGTTGTTCTGTTTCTAAATTCACCCATTAGATTGATCCTTTCTTATGAGTTTGATTATGCTGCTACTGCGTAAAAAATATATTTTTGATTGTTTAAATTTGTGTCTTGCGCACCGCCAACTGCGTTAACGGTAAAGCCGCTACTATGCGGATCAATAACATCAGAATCAGTTTCTTCAGCAGTTAGAGCATTTAATCTTAGTGTGCTATCATTCCCTGCGACAAGACCTCTTTCAGTATCATAAACTAACCACGCTCTACTATCATCAAGTGCTTTAATAATAACTAGTTTGCTAGAATTACTAAAACCACAGTCTATATTTTGGCTAGATCCATTTCCAGTATAACTTCCTACCTTACTGACCCCTGAAACTG